ACTGTCTATCGGCTTTCAAACGAAACAGGCCGCGCCCCGCAAGGGCGGCGGTCGAACCATATCGAAGCTCGATTTAGTCGAGGTTTCGATTGTTGCGGTTCCGTCGCATCCCGACGCCCGTATTACCTCGGCAAAATCAGCCAACTCTAAGGAAATCAAAGTGGAAAACGAAGTTATTGAAGGCATGGAAACCAAGAGCGCGGAATTTATCGCTCTTGAAGAGAAGTTTACGAGCCTCGAAACCAAGCTGGAAGAATTCGGCGTCGCGACCAAGCGCCTCGATAAGATCGAAGCTCGCTTGTCTCGCCCCGGCATTTCTGGCCGTCTCGAAACTAAGGAAGATGAAACCGAGATTCAGCGCAAGGCGTTCGTCGATTATGCGCGCGGCGGCGCGTTCGATACGAAGGCGCTCAGCATCGCCGGCAACGGCGGCTATCTTGTTCCGCCTGTTCTCTTGAATGAGCTTCAGAAAAATCTCATTCTCTTCTCGCCTATTCGCAACATCGCGCGCGTCACGTCTATCAGCGTTCCGACCGTTACGCTCCCGAAGCGAACCGCGAACCTCACCGGCGCGTGGGTCGCCGAAACGGGCACGCGCACTGAATCCGATCCGACCTACGCGCAACAGTCTTTTACTGCTTACGAATACGCTACCTATATCGACGTAAGCTTGGAACTACTTGAAGATTCTCTTTTTGATCTTGGCCAGTCGCTTATGCAGGACATTGGACAGGAATTTGGACGGGCCGAAGGCGCTGCTTTCGTCGCCGGCAATGGAACCGGCAAGCCGACCGGCTTCCTAAACGCTCCCGCTTCCGGCCAGATCGTCGCCGCCGCCGGCAATGCCATCGCGCCGGACGATATCATCCACCTGTTTCATGCGCTCCCGAGCTTCTATGCTCAGCAGGGCGTCTTCATGGCGAACCGCTACACCATCGGCCTAATTCGCGCGTTCAAAAGTTCGACCGGCGAATATCTCTGGGCTCCCGGCAGCGGCGAAAACGGTTTGGTTCCCGGCAATAGCTCGACCCTGTTGGGCCGTCCGATTATCGAAGTTCCGGATATGCCCGACTCGGCCCCGGCTACCATCGCGCTCGCTTTCGGCGACATGCAGCAACCCTATCGCATTGTGGACCGCATCTCCGTCAACGTGCTTCGCGACGACTTCACCCAGCGCGCTACTGGACAGGTTCGCTTCCATGCGCGCCGTCGCGTCGGCGGCGCGGTGGGTAAGGCCGAAGCCCTCTGCTTCCTCCAAACGACCGCCTAATAGCGGCTCCCAAATAACGCCGGCGCTAAGTTAGCGCCGGCAATTCTCACCATTCACGATAAGGAAATAAGCAAGTGACGATTACTACTGCCTCTAAAACAAAATTCAGCATTGGCACGACCATTGCGGCGACTACTCTTTCAGCCTTCGCCGCCGACACTTATGCGCAAATCGGCGAGGTCGAAAGTTTCGGCGCATTTGGCGACGAGCTTGAAATCATCAAGTTTACGAGCCTTTCCGACGGCCGCGTTCAAAAAGTGCAGGGCGTCGCCGACGCCGGCGATATCGACCTTACTGTTGCTTTCGACCCCGCAGATGCCGGACAGATTGCGGTCGCTGCTGCATTCGCCGCCGGCGGCGCGTTTAACTTCAAGGTTGAGTTGAACAACCCGCTAACGACCGGCTCCGGCCCGCACAATGGCACGCAATTCTATTTCAAGGGCGTTGTGACCGGCAACAGTTACGACACCGGCACGAGCAAGGATGTTGTTAAACTAAAGGCCAAGATCGCGCTAACGACCGGCGTCATCGAAGGCCCGGCGGCTTAACGACAATGGCGCTTTGCGACGACGAAATGACAATCACGGTCTGGCACGAGACAATCGTGCTTAGACCGACTCTTCGCGCCGCATTCCGGCTCGAACGCCGCTTCAACGGCTTTGACAATTTGCTGAAGGCCATCGCCGAAGAGAATATCTCGGCAATGTCAAGAGTCATTCGTGAAACGGCGGATGGCAGATATGATCTTATCGTTTTCCTCGAAAAGCTCGAGGGTTTCCCCGTCCATAGCGGCATAGGCGCTCTTGTGGGGCCGCTGATGAATCTGGTGCTGGCGCTTGCTGGCGTCACCGGCGACGGCTTGGAAAAAGAGCAAACCGACGCCCCGGCAGATCGAATTTCCTTCGTCGAGCATCATGAGCGCTTGTTTCGGTTCGCTACTGGTTGGCTTGGCTGGACGCCTGAAACGGCTTGGAACGCCACGCCGAACGAAATCACGGAAGCCTACCAAGGCCGTCTGGATATGCTCAAAGCGATTTACGGCGGCGGCGAAGACAAGAAAACGCCGGCGATGACCGAAGACGCCTTCGCAGGATTCCTTCGCTCGCGAAAGAAGGCAGCATAACTATGCCTATTCGCGCGCCAAGAATTTGCGGTTGCGGAAAAGTAGTTGCTTCCGGCGTTAAGTGCGCCTGTGAGACGCGCCACGACGCCGAACGCAAAGCTCGTTTCGACGAAAAACGCCCGTCCTATCGTGAGCGCGGCTACACGACGAAGTGGGATATCGCCCGCAAGGATTTTCTCGCCGCGCATCCGACATGCGTTCGCTGTGGTTCGCCGGCGACGATTGTTGATCACATAATCCCGCATAAAGGCGACATGAAGCTCTTTTGGAACCGCAATAATTGGCAGCCAATGTGCAAGCCTTGCCATGACGGCCCAAAGCAAAGCCTCGAAAAACGCGCCGAACAAATTGACCAAAGAAATGGCCGCTAATGACACTCGCAACTTTCACGCCTCCAATTCAGCCAAGCGTCGGCGCAACGAATAAACCGAAAGTTAAAATACTGAAAGCTGACTTCGGCGATGGCTATTCACAATCGGCAGCGGACGGCGTAAACAATATCCGTGCCGAGTTCAGCCTGACATGGGAAGTTCTCACGTCTACAGACGCGGACACAATCGAGGGTTTTCTAACGACACAAGGCGGCTATCAGCCGTTCTACTGGAGTGCGCCAGGTAAAACGACCGCACAAAAGTGGACTTGTGAGACGTGGGAACGAACATTTAATCGCGCCGGCTGGGTTTCGATCAAGGCGACACTTACTCAATCCTTCAATCTCGCGAGTTAATCCCATGACAGATATTACATACGCGCTTCAAAACAACGGCAGCAAAATCAAGCTTAGCGATAACGGCGACGGAACGTATTCTGAAGCTACCTCGGTTATCGGCTCCGGCGCGTCTGGTATCACGCCAGTAACCGGAACGTTCAACGGTCTCGGAACAAGCCTAACTCTAATTCCGCGAGCCATGCGCTCGTTTAATATTTTTCTATGGGGAACATTCGCCGCGACGGTTGTTTTAGAGCGTTCTTTCGATGGCGGAACTACTTGGCTCCCGTTGAGAGTCGGCCCGGCATATTCCTATAGCGTGCCTATTTCTGATACTTTTCAGGATGGCGAATATGGCAACCAATATCGCTTTCGTTGCTCCTCTTATGTCTCCGGCGCGATCAATTACAGAATAAGCCAATGATTCAGCAAATCGCCACAACCCAAAACCAAGGCGATCAGCGTATGTTTTGCGCGGTCATCTTGCAAGCGCTCGACGACGCCACGTCCGATCTAAAGCAAACAAAGCCCCGTGATCGGCAAAATGCGCGCGATTGGTTTTTGAAAGCCGGCAAGGATTTCAGAGACGTTTGCAGCCTCGCCGGAATGGATCATGAGTGCGTTCGTATCGAAGCAAAACGCAAGATCGAAAACGCCATCGCCGGTGTTTCATTTAATCGCAGCAGAAAGCCTCGCTTTCTAACGCACAACGGCGAAACGTTGAATGTCGCCGAATGGTCGCGCCGCCTCGGTATCGCGGCGAGTGCAATTAATTATCGATTGAGGATCGGTCAATCTACCGAGCAAGCTCTATCGATCGAAAAAGGCAACCTAGAAAAGCGTTACGAATATGACGGCAAGAATCTCACCTTAAAAGAATGGTCTTTAATCATTGGTGTTTGCGCGTCAACTATCCGTGCTCGTTTAAGTAAAGGCTGGTCTATAGAGCGTGTGTTGTCAACGAGCGTTGAAGACGCCGAAAGCGAGCGCATCCAGCACTTTCAATCCTTCGCGATTAAGAACCATCGCGCTCGAAGAGTTGCAAGGCGTGCTGCAACGTCAAGCGCGCCGCTTTACACATGCGGCGGCGAGTCCCTCACGATGAAACAATGGGCCGAACACCTAGGTATGAACGTGAACGCTTTGCATCAAAGGATAAGCAAAGGCTGGTCTCTTGAGAAGACGCTCACAACGCCAGCGCAGCGCGCTGGTAAGCCATCGCCATGCAGCGCCGTCACCGCAGCGCCCGCGTCAACCGCAGCGATGCAGGCACCATATCTGATGACTGGCGAGGCATTGCATAGGGGCCGGGGGTGTCTCGAAACTTCGGTAAACGCCTTGGGGGCCGGCGAGGGCCCCTTGCTCAAGATTTGCTCGAAATAGACATTCTAGCAGTTTACTAAACTGCTAGACTAATGGAATTCATGAAATGACGATCACTCTCGACGACCTAAAAACGCACCTCAACATCGTCGGCAACGATGACGACTACTTGCTTCAAGGCAAGCTCGACACAGCAACGGATTTTGTCGAGACGTTTACCGGCGGCCCAATGGGAACAACGCCGCCCGCGTCCTTGCTCGAAGCCGTGCGCCAGCTCGCCGCGCATCTTTATGAGAACCGTGAAGCGACGCTTATCGGAATCACCGGGCGCGAATTGCCGTTCGGCTTGTTCGATCTTTTGACGCCCTATCGCGCGTGGAGCTTCTAATGTCCGCCGCCCTAGACCGGCTCTTAAAGCGCCTCGAAGCCATCCCGAAAGAGGTTCGGGACGCCGTGAAGCCCGCCCTAATCAAGTCCGGCAATGAGCTTGTGGATCGCATGAAGGCGCTCGCCCCCGAAGTTACCGGCGATCTGAAGAAATCGCTTCACGCCACCTTACCGGGCGAGACGACGCCGGCTTACTCGCAACCCGGCGGCTCGCGCAAGGCGAAGGATAACGAAGTGCTGGTGACTGTCGGTGACGAGAAAGTTCGTTACAGTCACCTGGTCGAATACGGAACTACCAAGACGCACGCCAAGCCCTTTTTTTGGCCGGCTTATCGCCTGACGAGAAAGCGCATCAAGACGCGCCTCAAACGGGCA